TCGTATTTGATTTCAAACGTTTCAAATAACATTTTAGTTGTAATGCATAATGAAGAAATAATGTTTTTTCAGTTTCGAAATGGGACACTTGTTTACCTTGAAAATGCTTTAGGCGAATTAGATGTATTAAAGAGAACTCTTATAAAAAAAATAAGTCAGTATAGACAACTTTCTCTTTTTAATAAACACAAGATTATTGATAATACGAGGCGACTTTTACAAATGATAACCCTAATAATAACTCCAATAAATTTATTGATACTTTTTGGTTCAACAACAGGAATTGAACAATTAGATAAGTTTACAAAAAATATTTGGGTAATCGGTGTCACAGCAGCGTTGCTTGTTTTAGTCTTGATAGGTATTGTATGGCTCGTCGTTATCCCTGCATACAAGATAAGTAAATTTAATTGGAAACTAAAATAGTTTGATTAAAGAATGATCAAATAAATTCTAACAGGTGGCAGAATCCATGGGAACTGCCACTTATTCGCGATTTTTTTATGATTTTTATACATTTTGGATATTATCAAAAACAGCTGCAGCAGCTTGATCAACTGTTTCAAATATATGACCATAAATCTCGAGCATTTTAATATTAGAATGCCCGACTCGCTTTGCAATCGCTTCGGAGTGAACTTTCTTATAAATCATCCAAGAAACCGATGTATGCCTTAGATCGTGCAGGCGAATCGGTTTTAGTAGGTGGCGGCGATGGAAATCAATCCATTGTTTAGTAAACCAACCAGGATCATACGGCTTACCGTCTGGATGGCAAAATACAAATGAATGTTTGCCGTCTGCCCATTGGTCCTGTAGTTCGCTACGTTCTGATTCGCGCTCAGCATAAAACAGACGCAATTCAATAAGTAATGATTCTGATAATGCAATTTTACGCGGCTTACCATTCTTGGGGGATTTCAAAATCGGTGAGCCATTTTTCATTTGAGGTATGGTTTGAGTAATATAGATATGACCCAGCTCAAGGTTAATTTTAGTCCATTCTAAGCCTGCTATTTCACCTCGACGCATGCCTGTGGTAATCGCTAAGGTAATTGCAGTTCTTAACGATAGAGACTCAAGAGAGAGCGCCTCAAAAAGCTTTTTAATTTCCTTCTCATCGTAAACCTCCATTTCCCTTATGTCGTCTTCTTTCGGTTTTTTGATGCCGGTCATAGGATTGTCTAGGATAACTTTCCATTCGACTGCTTTTGTGAAAATGCTTTTTAGAACACGGTAGTTATAAACCAGGCTTGCAGACTTAAGTGGACCCGAACCATCTAAACGGGCATTAGGCTGCCTGAGTGTATCCATAAAATTAAGAATATGCATTGATTTAATTTGCTCCATAAACATGTGACCGAAGTAGGGGGCAATTCTCTTTTTAGAATGAAATAGATAGCTAACAATTGTTTTTTCCTCAAGTTCAATTTGTACAAAGTTGCGTTCCCAATCTTTAAGAAAGTCATTAAAGGTCATTTTGCCGGGATTTAGATATACACCAGTTTCAACCATAATTTTGAACTTAGTTAATTCGGTGTTCAAATGCTCTTGTAGTCTCTTGGGAGCTCGAATGAGCGCGGGATCGGTTATTTTGACTGTTTTAGTACGTTGGATTCTTTTTCCCTTGGCATCATAGCCTAGTTCAACAACCAGTAACCAAGAGTTTTGTCCGCGTTTCTTTATACTGGACATGAAATCACCTCCGTTATTAATTCACTTCCATTGAACTTTCGAACGTATCTCTGCCTCTAATACATCTTCAATATCAGTGACTCGGAGCATGAGCCGTTGAATGTCATTTAAATCAACCTGCCGACCGGAGCCATCTAAAGTCTTAATGATGAAGTTCCTAAGAGAAGGAAGATGAATGCCGAATAGAGTAGGATCATGAGGGTGTCGAACATAGACATGGTCCGGAACAGACAAAGCTAGTACATCGGATTCGATCTCATCAAAGGTAAAGCGCTCGAATGGGGTTTCGATATTTATGTAAATTGTTTTAGTCCAATCAAAAGTAAAATAGTTGATCATCATCCAAAGTGGAAAAAGACGTGCATTATCGATATCGAGATCATATAGTACAGAAATTTTCATCGTGATGTTATTTCTCCTTGTTTGTTTAATATTTGTCTATTTAATTGTTCAAGGATTTTGTTCGTTGTATCTGTATAAGCATACTTAACCATGGCAGGAGTAGAGCGAGCACGTAAATTAGAGTCTTGACGTTCTCTATTAATCCGACCTAGTATCTGTTCAATACGTTGTTTCACGAATGAATAGGGCAGCTTGAACGCTTCAGATAGTATTTTGAGATAGTAGGAGCTATGTTGTATTGGTTTGAACTCCTCAAGCATGTAAGCCGGCATAGCAGAGTACAACTGGAATAGCGCTGCTTGTGACTCCTGTAAGCTCACAAAAGCTGGAGGGAGGCTTCTCTGATCTCCAACGTGCATGGCTGGATGACATAATTCATGGAAAAAGGCAAGACGTTGCTCGTATGTCTCCAGATGAATGTTAATAAAAATCATACAGTCATTATCGCTATCATAAATGACCTTTGATTCTCCTTCTGAGTAAGCAATGTATGTGTTAAAAAGAGAACCGATGTCATCGATATTCAAATCAGCAGCGCTATGAATTCCATGATCTTGGTATTTTTTATTAATCCAAAGTTCCATGTCTGATGGTTTGTATAGATCCAAATTGAAAAAATGCACGATGAATCCCTCCGAATGAGAATGTATGTTCGTATCTATGGGTAAAAAATATAGCCCGAGAAAGGCTATTATTTTTTATCAATGTTATTTTGGTCCCGTTCCCGCTTACGCTTTTCTTTGAATGCTCTGAACATCTCTAATTCTTTTTTTAGATGTTCGGCTTCTTCCTCATCAATTTCTTCTGGAGGTCCACCAAGGTAAGCTATGTAAATTTCGTTTTCTGTATCTGATTGAGATGGGCTAGGTGATGGATTGTCTGAACGACCTAATAAATAGTCTGCGTTTACACCAAAGTAATCTGAGAACTTATTTATGATTTGAAGATCTGGTTTTCTTGTTTCATTCTCATATCCAGAGATCGTTGATTCAGCTAAATTAAACTTTTTACCGAATTCTTTCATAGTCAATTTGCGTTCTTTCCTTAGTGCCCTAATACGCTCACCATACAATTAAATCACCGCCTTACCGTCAATTATACTTTGCACTTTGCAAAACGAAAACATATTTAAACTAAACTTTGCAAAATGCGTTGACACTTTGCGTAATGCGTAGTATATTCTGGGTATAAACAACGCGTTATGCAAAGTTGGAGGCGGTAGCATGGATAATAAAGTAAAGAATGCACGATTGTATGCTGGATTTAGTATTGAAGAAGCCGCTAAACAATTAGGCATATCGGCTGGTTATCTCTCACAAATTGAAAATGGACAAAGGCAGGTGAGTGCTGTACGTGCACAGAACATTTCAAATTTATATGGAAAGAAGAGAGATGAAATTTTTTTAGCCAGTCGCTACGCAATACGCGAAGTTGATGAGGCTGCTTTTCAAGGTGCATAAGCTCTAATCTTTTCACGTTTATGAAATCAAAAAAAATAGAGAGTTGGTGCAAATTTGAAACGTCAAACCTTAAACGTTCAAGAGGCTGCTGATTTCATCGGCGTATCAGCATGGCTGATTTATGACATGGTGCGCTTGAAGCAAATACCGGCCATTCGTATTCGAACTCGGATCTTTTTCAGAATTGAAACCTTAAAGCAATGGATGTCTGACAAAGAAGCTGCAGCATTAGAAGAAAACGCAGTTGTATAAACGAACCAAATACCCGAATAAAAAACCGACATCAGGGCCACTGATGCCGGACGAGTCGGGGAATGTTGAACAAGGCAAGTATTTCATGCAGCGGAACGGTATGACTTTATTTTATAACAACAGATTCCCCATGAGATTCTAAATCGGAATATATTCCAAATCGGAATAATAGGGGGACTTATCAATGACGGCCGGTACTTTTATGAAAATTTGCCGCGAGCAAGCTGGGATAAGCCAGGTTAAACTTGCTCGCCTGCTAAATCGGACACAATCATGTATCAGTAAATTCGAGAAAGACCAAAAGACATTGGATGTACATACATTTCGGGATTGGACAAAGCTGACTAATCAAGTCGAGGCAGGGATAGCTTTTCTTTATGGAGTCGATCCTGCGTCGATCCTTCAAACCGTTTTGCAAATCACTGGTGCAGCTTAATAGGAGGGAATTATACATGTCGAGAGATCATTTGGCAGCAGAAGCTCGCGCAGCTGGACAAGCCGCTGAACACAATTTGAGGTTTATTCGGAGTAATCCAGATAAGGTGGATCAAAGCAAAATGCCGGATATGGAAGCGTATTTGCAAATGTTGATTCGATTTGAGGCTTATGAATTTGAGCATGAAATAAAAAATGCCCGCCTGGCAGGGCGGACACCGTTGAGAACCCGACTAAGGAATCTCGTTTTGTCTATTGTATCACATCCAAAAGAGATGTTGTGAGAGATTGCAGGAGTAGGACATTGCAGAGCAAGCAGGCATCATATTGGAGGGCTGATAATGATCGCGTTAAAAGGTGATAGGGTTCGTGTGGAATCAGGTGATACGGGCGAAGTAATCGAATTATGGGGTCGAGCACGAACCTTTATGAGCCTTAAACGTGATTCAGACGGTAAATCGATTCCAATGCTCGCGTCAGATGTAGCAGAGGTCTTAACGCGCAATCAAGTCGGCCAAGAAAGGAGGGGACGTTTTTGGCATGGATAGAGAGTCATCAAGAACTAGCAAGGCATCCGAAAACTAAACGTTTATCTCGGAAATTAGGCGTTAACGTTCCTGCAGTTGTTGGGCATTTACATATGTTGTGGTGGTGGGCTGTTGATTACGCACAAGATGGCAACATTTCCGATTATGATCCCGAGGACATAGCGGAGGCGATAGACTGGCCTACTGAGACAGCAAAAGAACTCCTACAAGCCCTTGTTGATTCAGGTTTTATCGACAGAGTAGAAGGGGACGTCACGATACATGACTGGTTTGATTACGCTGGACGGCTAGTGGACAACCGTGAAAAGAATAAGGAAAGGAAACGGAAGTCACGCGAGAATGCAAAGAAAGGTAAAGAGAGTCACACAGATGTCACGCGTGACACAAACGTGACTCTTGGTGACGGTAAGAGCGGTCACGGGGCTACAGTACCTGACCTTACCTTACCTAACCAGACCTTACCTAACCAGACCCAACAGAACACAACCAGTACCAAAAAGAAACCGGTAACAGAAAATCCTGCTAGTGGTGGTATTGATCCTGTTTATAATCCTTTTCGTCTTTTTGAAGCAGAGGGATTCGGGACAATCAGTATGGTCATCGCGGATAAGTTAAACATGTTCATAGACGATTACGGAGAGCGGTGGACTTGTGAAGCGATGAAAGCTGCTGTTATCGCTGGTAAGCGGAACTTGACCTATGTTAAGGGAATTCTTGAACGTTATAAAGCTGACGGCGTGGATGAGCCTTGGAACACCGTTAAGAAGTCTGTTAAAACACAAAGCAGATCAGGAAAGCCGCAAATCGACATTGTATCTGTTAATCAGCCAAAGGATGAAATGACCGATGAAGCGATTCGAGAGCTTTGCGATCTGGTTCACAAAAGCGATGGTGCTCCTCCGCCTACGGAAGAGGAATATCAAGCATTTATTCGCAAAATGAGGAAGGAGTGAATGCAGTAAATGCAAGCTGAGGCAGCAAGAAAGAATAGAGTTATTGTTTGTGAAGAACTCAATCATATATGGGACCAGTCAGAGATTGATGAGTTTTTGCGGTTATGGGAAGAAGGCTATACGGTGCATCAGATAGCAGCTTATTTTAAGCGACAGACGAAAGAAGTGGCTTTGCTTCTGATTAACACGTTTAGCGAATACCGACTAAGGCAGCTAATCGGCTTTCGTTGGGGAGAGAAATCAAATAGATCAAAGCGAATTGCATTGGAAGATGTTCGGTCAGTTAAGGGATTTGAATGTATGGATTAGTTCATTTTAAGGAGGATCTAACTATGTTAGTGCAGGCAAGAGCTAAGCTGCAGGCTGAGATTGATGGCAACAAGGACAATGATTTTGTGAATTATATCGGCCAGTTTCTTTTAACTCGTTTGGAAAACAATCCGGAAGATGCTGAGAAGATCCTAGACCCTGGTAAGACGGTTCAAACATGTATGTCGGAAATGGCTGCCGTTGCAAAAGAAAAAGCGGCAATGTTGACCGATCGTGAGGCATTTTCTATTGTTTTGAATCATTTCGGCATTGATGTTGTGCCTCCAACAATAGCGAATGATGATCTTGAAAGTGATGAGCTTCAAATCACAAGAAAATTTATATGGAAAAATCGATTGGCACTTGTTGAACAACTGGCTTACGAATGCGCCGATAATGGTGGGAAATTTGAAGTAGCATTGCGATCAGTCCGATTGTCGGAGTTTGCTTACTGTTCATCTAAAATGCCAGTTAAACAAAAGAGTTTGCTTAAGAAAGAAGTTATTAAGCGAAGTGCAATGATTACTTATATGCGTAATGCTGCAGCAATCGGTGATACTGTTCGCATGCCGAAACTGAGAGAAAATACCCTTTTAGGTGGATATATACGTGATGGTCGAAAGCTTGTTGTAGGTGTAATTGTCAATAAAGAATTAATTGCTTCTAGCTGGCGTTACACGGTTCGCAGAATAGAGGACGGGCAGATTCAAAAAGGAAACGGCCATATGATTAAAGAGATTGTTTCTAGATATGGCGAAGTAATTCAATGAATATTGAAGAACATAAGAGGTGATTATAGGTGTCAGCTCATATAGGACCAAAAGCAATGCTTTTGATTAACGAAGCACTTAAACCAATTATAAAATCAGGAAAAAGGATAGATCGTATCAAACTTGTGGTTTGTCCAAAATCACCGATTGCGGAAGTTGCAGTCGTAGATACAATGTATGGATTGTTGTTAGTTGTTCCAGGAGAGTACGTAAAGAAGGGAAATTCCTATCTCATAGAGAGCCCGCTGACTAGAGGAGGGGTTGGATTCAATTGGGTATCAAAGCAAGCTGCAGCAAAATAAAAAAAATCCTTCGGTAGCTGTTGGGGAACGGACTCCGAAGGATTTAGACAAATCTCATCTTCTATTATAACAGAGAGGATGAGGGGAATGTTGGCAATGGCGACATACGATGAACAGATGTATTTTCTTGCTGATGCTACAGAGGAAGAAATTGCGATAGCAAAATCATTGCTGTCCAGATATAAAAAAATGGTAGTGATGATAGAGGGCTTTGCAAAAAATCCTCCGGAGTCGGAAAAACAGATTAAAACGCAAAAGCAGGCAATTCAGTGTTCTCGTAACATAGAGCGAGCGGTGAACCAAATCGTCGATTCTAATGTAAGGGCGTTAATAGAATATCGTTATATTAAAGGAAACTCACGCGCAGCGACGATACTTAGGTTTTCGGGTTGGGATTATTGTGACAAAACGATTGATCGAAAAATAATAGAGGGCATAGAATCGGTTGCAAACTCGCTTTTGTATCTCTAGCATAAATGTCCATTTTGAGTGAAACGCCGTCCAATAAGTGTCTGCATCATAAAGGTACAGTTAGATCATAAGAAGAGCGAAAGCTCGGGTGATCCTACTGTACCTTTATCAATTGTAGGACTCGGTCATGCGGTGGGTTATTCAACCTTAGGCGCTAGTCGCCAGGCGTGTGATGATGAGGTGGGGTTGAATGCCCTTAACAAGGTTGACTTGTCCCTTGTTCAGATTGCCGGAACCGTCCGACCAGCTGAACAAGAGACAATTTTAATCATGAAGACAGAAAAAAGAGCCGCATGGATTCTTTCCCGCGACTCTTTGACCGATGCTTTCGGATTTACAGATATTATACTATAAAATATTCCATTATTCAATGAGTATTAATTGAGCTGTCCATTCGGGCAGCTTTTTTATTTTCTAATGGAGCGTGATCGAATGGAAGCGAAGAAGAAACCGCCGCCGATTATCCAGCCGGTTAAATGCCGCGGCTGCATATGGGGCCGTTGGCAGGATACGGTTCAAATTTGCAGTTTTCCAAAGTGTCCCAAAGAGAATGGAGAAAAAACCAAGTGATTTATTATTAGGAGGTAAAGGCAATGGCGGCTATACATATAGATACTGTAGCTAAACTGGTCTTAGAATTACTTCATCATGAGAATGTAACTTTCTCGTCAATGGAAGAAGTGTTTGATCGCGCTAAGGTAATAGCGCAATCAAACATTTTGCCAAGCACAAGAAACAAATCTTATTCTAGTGCTTGCAATCCTTCATAACTCAATCGTCCAGTTCCTGAATAAGTGACATCATCTTGAGCACCAATTTTTACTTTTAGTCCTAGAATATAGCCTAGATCGATTGCTCTTTGCGTCACGTCAGCAATATCTAAATCGCTATAGTCATCAAACTGATTGAAGAAAGTAGTATTGCCGTTTTGGATTTCCAACAAAACTTTAATCATAGTTTTGTCAAATTGTTCTGTTGATTTGAACATCTTTTTCACCGCCACTCTTTTAATGGATTTGCCGTTAAAGCAATTTCCATTATTCGACATACGAAAGCTAATGTCCTGCTTTTAAATATTAAATAGATAGGGGGAAAGGAGCGATTATGTGAATACAGTTTTACCGATTCGCGATCCTGAGTTAATAGCTGACATCTTAGATTACCTCAGACCGCATCCTCGTAATTATATGTTGTTCCTGACCGGTATAAATACAGGACTACGTATTAGCGATCTTCTTCGGTTAAGGGTTCGGGATGTTGTAGGGAAAACACATATAACCATTCGTGAGAAGAAGACGAACAAGGAAAAATCAACAAAGATCACAGTGGAGTTAAAACGAGCACTCGTTGAATATATCAAAGATCGTGAACCACAAGAGTATTTGTTCAAGAGTCGCGAAGGTTTCAATCGTCCCATAGGTAGGAGTATGGCTTATAAAATCATGTCGGAAATAGCTAGAGAATTTAGACTTTATGATATTGGTTGCCATACGTTAAGAAAAACATTTGGCTATTGGCATTACAAACAATTTAAGGATGTTGTTATGCTAATGAACCACTTTAATCACTCGACAGAGAAGGTAACTTTGCGGTATATCGGAGAGTTGCAGGACACAATGGATCATGCCATGAAGTCATTCAAAATTGGGTGAGTTATCCATATTGAGACTAGGGGTAATTGGTTTGGAGAAATACCATCAACTCCTTTACTAGAAAAGGGATTCAGTTCCCTTACGAATTACCCAGAATAACCATTATGAGTAACTCAAACGTTCACAATTGCTGTAGTTGAGTAAAGAATTTAGGAGGCGTTAAACATGCCATCAGCTCCTATGAAACCATGTAGCAAAGTAGGCTGCGGCAGACTGACTAGAGAGCGCCATTGCGCAGATCATACAAAGCTTGTGCAGCAACGTTATGACAAGGAACGTGGCACAGCAGCTCAGCGCGGATATGATAATAAGTGGCGTAAGGTGAGGATAGGATTCCTTCGCAAGCATCCGCTTTGTACGTACTGCTTGGCTAAGCGGCTTGTCATCGAAGCTACTGTAGTCGATCACATCATGCCACATAAGGGCGTCAAGGTTCTGTTCTGGGATCGTGCCAACTGGCAGGCACTATGCAAGCCATGCCATGATGCTAAAACTGTACGCGAGGACGGAGGATTTGGGAATAATCCGTACTAAGCATCTTATATTGTTTAACATCGTCTGCTACAATGGGAATATGATAATCATAAACTTAATTTAGTGAAGGTGTGATATATTTGGAGACACTTTATTCAGAGAGGTTTGATATTCTTTCAAGTGGATCAGTAATGCAATTTAAAGATGAACCAATTTCGTTTAAGCTTAACGACCACCATAGAAATCCATCTGAAGAAATTACACTTCATTTTAGATTTGCTTCTGATGCAGCTGGCGTTCCCAGAATTGATTTTGATCAAATATCGAATCATGAAGCTAATTATGTTTTAAACAATTTTGAAAATGGAATGGGCTCTTTAGACGATAGACCTTTAGAGATAGGCGAGATAAATGATAAGTTGTTTTATCTGGTTTTTGCAATCACTCGTACACATCCCAAAGTACCAATAATTATGCATTATACTTGGTATCTCGAGAAGGAGAAGCGAACAAATGCTTAATCCACCTCCTCCAAATACAGAAATGAATCAACGGAGTAGAACAAGATTGTTTGGAAAGCAATTGGATTACTCTCACGAGTTAGAGAAAATTAATCGTGAGAACGGTTGGCTCGGTAAAATATTTGGTTCCTCACCGAATGTGCCGACCTATATTGTTGGAGCTGTTTCAACTGTCTTGGTATTCACTCTTGGCGTGTATACGTTTTTTCCGAAAGAGAATACACCACCAACTGAACTATGGAATATACTTATACCAGTTCTGACAACTATCCTAGGTTATATTTTTGGAAGTAACTCAAATAGAGGTAATTAACATATTTGTTTGCGAGATGGTATTGCTATTGTGCAATACCATCTTTTTAATACCCCCAAGGTTTTGAAAAAATAAAATATATAGAAATAGACCGCGTGGGACTCAATTACAAAAAAAAGTCCCCGTGGGCAAATCGGGAACGAGTGGAGGTGTTAAATTGGGTAATTCTGTAATTAATTTTAATCATATGCGAGTTGGTCAAAAAGGCGGCGGAAAGAACTGGACGAAGCAGGAAGTCGAATCGAGGGAAGCAGCTGCAAAAAAGTTTGAACGAAAAAAGCGGATTAAGATGAAAATTCCAGAGTGGTTGGATGATTCCGCTCGTAAAGTCTGGCGAAAAACCGTAAAAGATATGGAAGAGTTCGGCGTGTTGGATAAAGTGGATGAGGATGTGCTCGGAATTTATTGTGATGCCGTTTCAAAGGTCCAAGAATCTAACAGGCTCATTGATGTCCATGGTTATACGGAAACTAACAAATCAGGTGTCCAAGTTCCAAATGCTTACGTTCAATTGTCACAGCGTTATGCAGGCATTGCACTCCAATATTCAAATAAGCTTGGTTTAAATGCAGAATCCCGTGCACGTCTCGCGAAAAGACAAGCAGATGGAGAGGATGATCCGAATGCAGGACTTTTCGATTAATTGGGAAGAGCTGCATCCAACTAACCGCTACGCTGCTGAAATTGTTATGGGTATACGGCCAAGCTGCGAGATGGAGCGACTGGCATGCGAGCGACACTTAAATGATTTGCAAAGGCAGGCAACGCCGGAATTTCCGTATGTGTTCGACGAGTCACGCGCAGATCGAGTATTTGATTGGTTTGAACGCTGCTGCCGGCATGTTCGCGGCCCGTTCAGCGGTGAATTAATTGAGCTGCAGGCGTTTCAAAGATTCGATCTTGGTTGCGTTTATGGGTGGGTGCATTTAGAGTCGGGGAAGCGCCGTTTCCGTAAAGCATTTCATATGCGGGCGAGGGGAAATGTTAAATCAACGGAGATGAGTGGGCTAGCGCTTTATGGCATGATGGGCGATTGCATTTATCCGCCAGGTAATCCATCTATCAAAAGATACGAGGACAGCCCTGAGGTGGAGTGCGCTGCCGTTGATAAACAACAGGCAAAGCGGGTGTGGCTTGATGCGGCAAAAATGGGCGAGAATAGCCCTGATATTAACAAGAGACTTAACATCAAAAAGACCTATGTCGAGCACCGCACGCGTGGCGGTTGGCTTCGGCCTTTATCGAAAGATACGAAGAATAAGGACTCCGGTGCACCATGCTTGGTCATTATCGATGAGTATCATGCACATCCTACAAGTGAAATTCTCGACGTTTCTTATTCTGGATTCGGCAAACGCCTGCAGTCGCTCATGCAAATCATCAGTACAGCAGGCAAGGACTCCGAGAATAGCCCATGTAAGAAAGAATACGATGTGCTGTGTAAAATGATGCGTGGCGACAGCCCGATGAATGAGACGTATTACTGTATGATTAGGGAGCTTGAAAAAAATGACGATCCGCATGATGAATCCGTATGGGTTAAAGCGAATCCAATTTTACAAGAGGAGAACGAATACTCACAGGAGCTGCGGGCACAGATTCGCGCTGAGCATGACGAAGCATACAACTCAGGGGACGCGGCAAAAATCCGCGAATTCTTAACCAAGCGTGTCAATCGCTGGCAATCGGATAGCGAAAACAAATACATGTCCGGCATCATGGACAAATGGAAGGCGCTCGCCGTGTCGCGGGACGCTTTTTTAGCATTGGTTCGCGGATTTGAAACTTGGAACGGTTTAGACTTGTCCAAGACCACGGACCTAACCGGATCTGGATTTGTTTTTCGATTACCGGATGGCCGATATGCGGTCACTGCACACGGTTTTATGCCAGAGGAGACAGCAACCAAACACGAACACAGCGACAGAGTACCGTATCGCCAGTGGGCTGAGGACGGGTGGTGCACACTTACACCGGGATCAGTTGTTGATTACAGTTTTATTAAATCGCACATCCAGTTTAACGAGACTAACGAGTCTTGGTTTATTAAAGAGATTTGCTACGATCCGTATAATGCCACACATTTCACGCAGCAGCTTGAAGATGAGGGGTATGAGCGTGTAGAGATCCGGCAAGGCGTTCAAACGTTATCTGAGCCGACAAAGTTTTTCCGTGAGCTAGTTCTTAGAGGCTTAATTGTGCATGACGGTAGCCCGCTGCTTACTTGGTGCTTATCTAATGCTATCGAGGTCCAGGACAACAACGGAAATATCAAGCTCAGCAAGAAGCATAAGGACGACAGTCAGCGGATCGACTTAATTGCGGCAATCCTTAATGCAATGGTACGCGCAATGGCTGGTGATGGACGGATCAATTTGAACGAACACATTATGAACGAAGATTTCTCCTTCTAAGGAGGTGAAGTATGAAAAGAAGAAACATAATTCAGCGTTGGTGGGATCGACGATCATCGGGCGAGAGTTTGCTATCTCCTCCCCAGTGGCTGCTCGATTTATTTGGCATGTCCAATACGGCGAGTGGTGAGATTGTCACGACTGATAACGCGATCTTGAACAGCAACGTCTATACGTGCGCATCCATTCTTGGGGGCGATATTGGAAAACTTCCAATACAGGTATTTAAGAAGCGTAGCAAGGGCATAGAGAAGGACGGAGACCATCCGGTATCAAAATTGCTTGGAGCGCGTTCGAACCCGTATATGAGCGCCTACGTCTTTAAGGAGCTTATGCAGGTGCATGTCACAGTGTGGGGAAATGCATATGCCAATATTGAATGGGAAACGAGCGGACCTAACAATGGAAGACCAAAAGCACTTTGGCCGCTTGATCCTTCCAAAACTGATGTTCATATCGATGGGTTTACGGGTGAGGTTTGGTACGTCACAACACTTCCTAGTGGTGAAACGAGAAAACTCAAGTATTATGACATTCTTCACTTTAAGGGCATAAGCAAAAGTGGACTCAAAGGGATTACACCCATATCTGTCATTCGCGAGGAGCTTGGTGTGCAACAGTCACAACGTAAATTTCTTGGCTCGTTCTATTCGAATGGGACGGCAACGCGAGGCATTTTGAAAATTCCAAATGGAACTCTTGATAAGCCAGCGAAAGACAAGGCACGTGATGAATGGCAAAAGGCAAACTCCGGCCTAAATAATGCACATCGCATTGCGATTTTGGATGCGGGGATGGAATATCAAAACCTTGGGATGCCACTTAATGATGCGCAGTTCATTGAAACGAGCAAATTCGGAATTATGGAAGTGGCCAAGATTTACAAAGTGCCAGGCTATAAACTCGGCCTTACAGACGTTAAATTCTCAAATATGGAAAATCAGTCACTTGAATATGTAAAGAGCACGCTGCAGCCAATCATTACGAATTGGGAGCAGGAGATTGATTTCAAACTATTTAGTGAGCTGGAACATAAGAAATACTACGTGAAATTTAATGTAACTGGCGAACTTCGAGGAGATAGTACCAGCCGCGCTGCTTATTACCGCGAAATGATTGCTATGGGTGTATATACGATAAATGATGTCTTAGAGCTTGAAGAGAAAGCGGGTATAGGTGAATTGGGTGACAGACACTTTGTCAGCCTTAATTATGTCAGTTTGGATAAGATGGACCAATACCAGGCGCTTAAAGCTGGACTAGGAGAGACCGCGAAGGGAGGTGAGTAATTTGGGAGAAAAAGAAGTTCGTTATTTGCATGCCGATAAAATCGAAATTCGGAGTAGGACCGAAGAAGGAGAAGTACTTGGTATCAGCGGTTATGTCGTAAAGTTTAATCAGCGCAGTCAGCTCATTTGGGGTGAGTTCTATGAAAGAGTAGCTAAGGGAGCTTTTCTCCGAAGTTTGCAAGAAAATACAATAAAGGCGTTATGGAATCATCGTAGCGATTTTGTTCTAGGATCAAGCAAGAATAGTACCCTACGTCTTTACGAAGACAGCACAGGACTTCGCTTTGATATTGATTTACCTAACAGTACATGGGGCCGCGATGCTTTTGAATCTATTCAGCGTGGCGATGTAGACGGTATGAGCTTTGGATTTAATGTTCGCCAAGATGCTTGGCAATACCTTAAGGATGAAGATGTTTACGAACGTACGCTACTGGATGTTAATTTGTTCGAGGTATCTCCCACGCCGTTCCCAGCGTATCCAGATAGTGAAGTGGACCAACGCAGCATTGATGGGCTTGGCATCAAAACTAAGGAACAACGTAAAGCAGAAAAAGAAAAATTACTATTGGAAATCGACCTCTTAGCCATCGGCTAGTGTGTCGATTTTTTGTTTTCAAAATAATTTTATGGAGGCTATATCATGGACCCGAAAGAACGCGAATTACGCCAAAGGTTGGCGGCTAAGTTGGAAGAGGCTCGTACGCTTGCAGGAGAAGGAAAGCTAGACGAAGCGCGAACGGCTAAGGATTCAGCGCAAGAATTGCGTGCTCAAATTGATTTGCTCGTTGATATGCGAGAGTTAGATACGCCAAGTGAAACTACTCCGGTAGTAGAACCGGAGAAGCGGGAGAAGCAAACGGATAACGCAGCATTATATCGCAGTGCATTTCTGAAAGAATTGCGCAACAAACCGCTCAATGCAGAAGAGCGAGCGCTGATTGAAACGGCGATTGAAGAAGTTCGCGCTGGTATGCAGGGCGGTACGGATGAAGATGGCGGTTTGATTGTGCCGACGGATATTAGCACAATGATTCATGAAATGAAACGGCAGTTTGTATCCTTGGAAGAACTCGTTACGGTGGAACCGGTATCTACGCGTTCGGGTTCTAGAGTTATTGAAACGAATGCGGACATTACGCCATTCGCTGAAATTACCGAGTTGACAGACTTGGACGAAATGGACAATCCAAAGTTCAAGCCCATTTCCTATAACATCAAGGATCGGGGAGGTATTCTTCCAATATCCAATACGCTGCTACAGGATACGGATCAAAATCTAATGCAGTACATTGCAAAATGGATCGCGAAAAAGTCGGTCATTACTCGCAATAAATTAATTCTAGCTTTACTTGCAGCAAAAGCTAAGGTCGCTATCGCGGATATGGATGCAATTAAAAAGGTACTTAATGTAACGCTCGATCCGTCCATTTCATTAGGCGCTACGATCTTGACAAATCAAGACGGTTTTAATTTCTTGGACTTGCTAAAGGACGGCGATGGTCGCGCGTTGATGCAACCTAACCCTACACAGCCCACGCAAAAGCTGTTGTTCGGTAAGCCTGTTGTCGTGGTTGGTAATCGGTGGTTGCCAACGGCTGGCACTACAACGAAAAAAGCGCCTATTATCATTGGCGATTTAAAAGAAGCCATTATTCTTTTCGACCGTCAGCAGTATTCTATCGCTTCGACGAATGTCGGGGGCAAGTCCTTCGGCCGTAATTCGACGGACGTTCGGGCCATTCAACGTGAAGATGTTAAAAACTTTGATGATGATGCAGTTGTATACGGAGAGTTGACCATTACTTAGATAAAGGGGGAATCACTCCCCTTTTAAGGAGGATACACAATGAGCAATGCGACAAAAAACTTCTCGGATCAAGGCGGTAATCGTTTCGTTGTTAGCGGAGAAATAAATATGCGTCCAGCGGGTAAGCAGACAGCCAATGGGAAGCAGGCAGAGGCAATCGTAAGCCACGCAGACCCAAAGACAGCAACGAGTGAGGAAATTGCAAACAAACAAAATGAAATCCTTGCCGCGCTTCGTGGGGTTGGCATTATTCCAAGTAAATGATGCTGACAACGATTGAACGTCTCAAATCGTTGTTGCCAGGAGTCCCAGAAGATTTGCTTAAGCTGCAAGCTGCTGCTGCTTCTGCAGCCATTGAGCATTATTGCAAACGGTCATTTCGTAAGCAAGTCTATTCCGAGCGTGTCAGCGGGTATTCAACATCTAAATATATCAACTTACGCAATTATCCCGTGCATAGTGTTTCGGAAATCCCAAGCGCTTGCGATTTTGATCTTTTGGAAGAGGGCAGACTTTACCGCTCTTGCGGCTGGCCGAGTGGCGATCATAACATCGCAGTAAGTTATATGGGCGGTTATGTCTTGCCGGAGGATGCAACAGAGGAAGAACCGCGAACCTTGCCGGAATCCTTGGAGCTTGCATGTCTGCTCTATACTCAAATGCTGATGCGAGAGCCTGGCGTAAAATCGGAGCGGGTAGGTAATATCAGCGTTGCTTATGCAGATGACAAAGAAAGTTTGCCTTTTGCTGTCGTATCACTTATTTCGCCATATGTAGGGCGCTGGGTATGACCAGGCGCACAAGCTACAGACGCGCGAATGTCGTTGTCACTGGCGACATGGATCTAGCTGCTTTAGTGGGACGGTTTAGGCCGTTAACACAAAAAGAGGTCCGTATTGGTATGGAAGGATCGGCGGAGCTAGCTATGATTGCGGGCGTCCACGAATACGGCAGCGTCAAGATGAGCATTCCAGCTCGGTCATTCATTGGCAGCGGGAAAAAGAAGGCTCAGGCAGCAATTAGTAAGCTTGTTAAAAAGGGCGTGACTGAAATCGCGCTCGGTCATCGGACGGTGAAATCTTTGCTGGATGAGATTGGGGAGCTTGGGCATGAGCGTATGCTTAAAAACTTTGACCGTATTAAGCAGCCAGGATTATCTCCGATTTATGCGCGGCTTAAGACAGGCAAGAAGCTGCTTATTGCAGACAAAGAATTACGAGACGCCATAGTATTTAAAGTAGTCCAGAAACGGAGGCGGTAACGATGCGCTTTAATTTTGGCGGTGTGCTGCGGCGGTATGAACTGCCTTACATCCTTGTTAGGCAAGGAGAGGGTTCCTACAACTCGGTAGGCGTGTATCGACCGCCAGAGAAGGAGAGAATAGCGCTTCGTGGATCGATCCAGCCATTGGGTGACCGCTTGCTACAGCTTGATGGCGGGCGTTATTCAGAGGATGATCGGAAGCTATTTTCGAGATATCGGCACCAAAACGGAGACGTGATTGAGCATGAAGGCAGACAGTACACCATAGAGATGGATGATAATTGGTCGGGGTACAGTGATGTTAATGAACATAATATGAAGCGGGTGAGCACACATGATCCCGTTTGATTTGATACGGCAAGTCATGATTGAGGGGCTTGCCTCTCATCTTGAAGTAAAGATAATCGAAATGAATGGGATCGGCAAAGTACTGCCGTATCCCTTTTTGACGTATGACTTTACCGATGAAGGCAGTCCAACTGGTCATATGGCCGTTAACGTTGTGAACGATCGATATATTCACTCCGGCACCGTGACACTTGCGGTATCGTTTCAGATCTACGCCGATGATCGTCTTAGCAGTGTAACACTCACTAATCGAGCGCGAGATTGGTTTTTAACCGATGGTCACCGCGTTTTGAAAGATGCGGCCAATGTAGTTGTGGTCACGGTAGGCGCTTCGCAAAACCGTGATATACAAATCGGTGATGAGTGGGAGAGGCGAAACGGGTTTGATGTGGAGCTTCGGACTATCAATCAGATTGAACAAGCAAGAGAAATCATTGAAACAGCTAATTTGAAGGGAGTGGATCGGATTGGGTGACGTGAAAGTTATTATCGATATCGAACGGCCAACGCCTAAGCTGGGATTTGGTAAACCATTAATTTTGGGTGCCAGTACAGCGGGGGCAGCATACAAAACGTATGTGGATTTGGAGGGCGTTAAAGCGGATTATGCTTCAACGACGGAAGAATATAAGGCGGCTTTTGCGCTGCTGAATCAAGGTGATGACTCACCGGCTGAAATAGCGATTATGTGCCGGAAGACAGGGGCAACGGCGCAAACATTAGCGGATGCGCTGGCGGTAGCCTTCACGAAGGATTGGTATTTCTTATTGGCGGTAACAGCTGACCTTGAGGACGTAGGCGAAATTGCTGCAGCCGTAGAGCAGGACGATTCACGCGAGTTTTTCACTAGATCAGATGATTTGGTCGATGTGGGTGTCCTGAAAGGTGCTGGATACAGTCGCACAACCGTCATCTATCACACGAACATTGCAAATTATCCCGAATCCGCATGGATCGGCCGTGCAGGATCGGCGCCTGTAGGAAGCGTAACATGGAAATTTAAAGGTCTTACAGGTATTGCTCCGCTGGATTTATCCGCGACTGCACTCGCTAATATCCACGCGGTGGGCGCGAATACGTATGTCACCAAGGCAGGGAAGGCTCAGACCACCGAAGGCAAGACGCTCAGCGGTGAGTATATCGATAACATCCATGCTAAGGATTATGTAAAGTTTAGCATCGAACACAGCGTACAAACATTGCTGAGCAATGCCCCTAAAATCAGCTATGACGATACGGGGATTGCTCAAATTGAGAGCGTGGTGCGCACTGTGCTGCAGCGTGCTTTTAACCAGGGCATTATTGCAAAAGACGCTGACGGTATGGCGCTATACGGCACGACTTTTAAAGGGCGGGCACAGGTTGATCCAGCGGATCGCGCAGCCCGCACGTATAACGATGGCGAGTTTTGGTTTGAGCTGGCCGGAGCGATACACGAAACAACCATTCGCGGCCATATCAGGCTGTAAGGAGGAATAAGGCATTATGGCACAAGCAACTACGTACGATAGCAAGGATGTTAGCGTCATTGTCAAAGGTGTGTATTTAACGGGATTTGCGGAGAGCATCGTCGAAATCGAGAAGGATGAGGACAATTTTGAGGTAAAGGTAGGTGCGCAGGGGGATACGGTGCGCACCAAGCTGAATAACCCGCTGGGCACGGCTACGGTTGGTTTATTGCCTACAAGTCCGCAGGTTCCCTTTCTCGATAGAATCGCAAATACGGGTGAGTTGGTCCCCATTACGATTATCTACAGCGGTACGCCAAAAGAAACCATTACAGTAACGGAGGCCTTTATCAAAAAGCCTGCAGCTCGCAGTTACGGCAATGAAGCAGAAGATCGCGAGTACGAGTTTCAATGCATGGACATGCTCTTTAGCTAATAAAAAAACAATATGGAAAAGGAATGATTGATAATGACGAATTTCAACCAAAAGAAAATCACAGCTAAAAACGGTAAGGTGTACACGCTGCAGCATCCTGGCGTACGTGCGGTAACTAAGATCAATGACCGTGTGAAAAACAAACATGGCGTACCCTCCGAAGAAAAGGTGTGCGATGAAATGTTTAAGCTTGTCGTCGTTGAGCCAAAAGTGAACATTGACAGCTTCGATTCGTATGTGGACATGATGGAAGTGGCGAACCGCGCGTATTATTTTGTGACTGGGGTTGAAGATCCAGAAGATAAAGACGAGGATGAGGCTGATGCCAATCAGCAAGAAGCAGGCTAAGGAGCGAGCGCGGCAAAATTGGCCGCAATGGCGGTTATTGCTATCTGATATGTCCATAACATATAGCGATTTGGCACTCATGGACGATGATGACTTAGCCGAAGCCAATGCCGCGCTGGATATACACATCGAACAACAAAGAAAGCAAGAAAAACGCAAATAGGCGTCCTACGGGGCGCTTTTTTTGTTGGTGTTAGGAGGTGGGATCGTGGCGGGCGGGGTTATCAGTAATCTGATGTATGCCGTAGGCTTTAAAATGAATACGCGCGGCGTAGGGGATGCGGATAAGAAGATCGGCAACCTAACGAAGAGTGTTGTCGGGCTTGGATTAGCTGCAGCCGCCGTAGCTGCTGGTATCGGTGTAGCGGCTGTCTCTGCTGCATCCGAATTTGAGAAAGCCATGTCGGATGTACAAGGTGCAACCGGTTCAGCGTCGGAGCAGATGGAAGAAACGCGAGAAATCGCAAAGAACCTCTACAGCCAAAATCTAGGCGAGGACTGGAAGGATCTTGGAAGCACCATATCTGCCGTACAGCAGGTCACCGGACAGACCGGAGCAGCGCTAGAAGAGACAACACGCAATGCCATATTGCTTCGGGATCAATTCGGGTTTGAAATTAACGAGTCCGTTAAATCAACGGATACTATGATGCGACAATTTGGGATAACAAGCACGGATTCCATGAATTTGCTCGCCCAAGGCGCACAGCAAGGATTAAACAAGTCCGATGAGCTTATCGATTCGGCCAATGAATATGCCAATCAGTTCAAGTCACTAGGCTTCTCTGCAGAAGAAATGTTTGACGTGTTTGCAGCCGGATCAGCAGAGGGTGTTTTTCAGCTGGACAAGGTTGGAGATGCGGTCAAAGAATTTAACATTCGGAGTAAGGACGGCAGTAAGGCTTCCATTGAAGCATTTGAAATGCTTGGACTAAATGCGGAAGCCATGATGCAGACCTTTGCCAGGGGTGGACCGGAAGCCAAACAAGGATTCAATCAGATTTTGCAGATGATTTCTGACGTGGCCGATCCTGTACTCAAAAATCAGATTGGCGTTGCGCTTCTCGGTACACAATTTGAGGATTTGGAGGCTAGTGTTGTCGCGGGCATGGGCAGTGCAATGAGTCAATTTGATTCTGCAGCAACCAGCATGGAAGAACTAAACAAAATCAAATTCGATAAACCAGGCGAAGCCTTTGCCATGTTCAGGCGGCAGCTTGAGGTTGGCATTCTTATTCCGATTGGCGAAAAGGTATTGCCTTATCTAACGCAATTTGGGCAGTGGCTGTCAGAGCATAAGCCGCAGATTGCAGCAGTAGGAGCCACGATTGGTAATGTGCTCGGTAAAGGACTGGATGCAGCTGCTATCGCGGTACGTTTTTTGTATGACAAAGCTGTGGAGCTTACGCCAGCTATCATTGCTTTTAAAGACCAAGCAATAGGCGCGTTTCAGTCTGTTACTCAAGCGATAGAGGATAATAAAACAACAATCCTTGTGGTTGCAGGCATCATAACCGGTATCTTTCTGCCAGCGCTCATAAAGTCAGGCGTACAGGCGGTTATCGCTGGTGCGAAGATGACAACCAGTTTTGTTATGGGCCTTATACATGCAGGGGCAGCTGCAACACATACCGCAGCTGTGTTAACAGGTAGATTAATCGTCGCCATTGCAAAGTACGCTGCGCAAGGTTGGAAAACACTTGCCTCCATTACAGCCACTACAGTGGCATGGACGGCGTCTAAAATCGCTATGGGCATATCAACGGTGGCAACGTGGGCAATGACAGCAGCAACGTGGGCGTTGAGCGCTGCATTCTGGGCGAACCCAATTACCTGGATCGTGGTTGGTATTATAGCAGTGATTGCGGCCTCAATTCTTATCTTTAAAAACTGGGGTACGATTGGTCCTTGGCTCTCTCAAAAGTGGGCAGCTTTTAAAACGGCTGTCGTGTCCATTTTTAATAGCATTGTGAATTTCTTCAAACAATGGGGACCCAAAATATTGCTCCTGCTCGGTGGTCCTGTCACTATGGCCGTTGCGCTTGTTATTAAATATTGGGATCAGATCAAGATGTTCACAATTGGTGTATTTAGTGCGATCGGCACCATTATAAAAACGGCTTGGGACAACATGGTTTCCACTATTTCGGGGGCGCTTAATCGCACATGGACAACCATTACAAACATATGGAGTACCGTAATGGGCTTTTTTAAAGGCATTGATTTGAAAGAGATCGGCATGAACATCATCCAGGGGCTTATAGACGGCGTCTTGAACATGAAAGATGCCGTAGTTAATAAGGTCAAGGATGTTGCTGACAGCATTACAAGCGGCATCAAGGACGCGTTGGGCATCCATTCGCCATCGCGCGTCATGATGGAGCTTGGTTTCTTCACAGGTGAGGGCTTGGCCCGTGGTATTGAAGGGACGCAGGAACGCGTAGGAAATACTTCTACTGGACTAGGTGAGGAAGTAGTCAATCGGCAAAGTAAAGTCATGCCTGCGGCTGCTCCGGCTCAAGCGCCAGCGCGGTATGCGGTACCAGTCAGCCAGAGTCAGCCTATGGTTTTTAATATCGAGGTCAAGGTGAACGGCGGAGATGGTGGCGCAGCTGCTCAAAATGCGAATGTGATTGCGGCAGAGGTCAAACGCCAAGTGCAAGAAATTTTGGATAGCGCTGGCCGTATTCTGAATGTGCAGGTGGCAACCAATGGCTAAATTAGATGGTTTTTATATTCTCGTGGAGACCGAAGATCCGGTATTTCCGAATGAGGTAACCGACCAGCCTGTCGAGAAGGGAGTACCGTTATCCGATCATGTTCAGCGTCAAGCAAGGTCGGTGGCCTTAAGCGGCGTTATTGTTGGTGCGGATGCCGTAAAAGTTCGTTCCTATCTTATCTCTGCATCTGACAATGGCAAGCTAGTAAAGTATGTAGGGCGTATTGCATTCAATGGTGTGATTAGCGGTTTAGCGACGAGTCATTCCCATAAAATCGCTAACGGGTTCACGTTTTCATTCACCTTACGAGAGATCCGGATTGCGGAGACGTCCGCTGCAGGCAAGCTTCCTGCAGCGGTTAAGTCGCAGGCGGCACCGATCATCAATGCGGGGACCAAAAAAACAAAATCAACCGGTGCAAGCAAATCAAAGAATAGCACTAAAAAAGCAAAGGAAGCCACGCAGAAGGTGACATTTGTTGCCGGAAGCAAATGGTCATGAGGTGAAGCATGAATTACGTGGATATTGAAAAAGAACTCATCCCTTACCGCTTCGATGTGCCGCTTGCCGATGAAATGTTTACCTTCGAGATCCATTACAATGCAGACCATGATTTTTTTAGCGTGGATTTGGAGCGTAACGGCGCGGTGCTGGCCGTAGGCATAAAAATAGTTTACGGCGTACCCTTGTTTGGTGATATACAAGATAACCGCTATCCGGCGTTTCCTATACTGCCGCTGGATTTAGCAGGAGAAAGTACGGCGGTGAATTGGCAAACACTATCATCGAGTGTGTTTTTGTACATCATCGACGAGGAGGCAGTCGCCGATGAGTAATTTTGGACGAGTTGTTGAGGTGCTGGTTGCAGGTATGACGTTCTCAATGGAACATTTCAATATGGAGGGCGAAGTGCCCTTTGATGATGATGTGCTGCCGAACGAGTCCGTGATTAGAATATGGAATTTAAGCGCAGAAACGATTAATAAGATTAAACGTGGAGAAACGCTCATGGTTAACGCGGGCTATTCGGGCGATGTAGGCGTTATCCTGCACAGTTTTGTTTCGGCTGTTCGGACAACTTGGGAAGGCGTAAACAAAATCACAAGCATTTATGTCATGGATTCCGAGGATCTTTCGAAGCGGACGCTTAAGGATGTGAGCTATAAGGCGGGAACGCTTGGCAGTTACATTATTAAGGCCATGGCGGGGCAAATCGGGCTACCCATTGCACAATTCGAGTTAGTGCAGGATTACCGCTATACAGATGGTTATACGGCCTCCGGTGAAGTGACAGAGATCATCGCCAAGGTCGCCAAGGACTGCAAGACCAGCGTCTTTATTAATAAAAGTAAACTTTATGTGCGAAACCTTCGGCGGGGTGCGGACGATCTCTTTAAACTAAGCGATACTACGGGGCTAATCGGGACGCCGGAATACCAGGAGGGCGAGGAGTCGAAAGGCTACCAACTCAAGTCTCAACTACAGTATCGCATAACTACAGCTTCGGTGATTGATCTTGTCAGCAGGACCTTTAAAGGTCGTCTATATGTACGAGGTGGTTCTCACAGTTTTAGTCGTACAGGAGATTTTGTTACGACGATGGAGGCGGTGTTATGAAACAGCCCGATCCAGCAGCGTCTATGGCGAAACTACTTAAGAACTTTAACAGCAAACAAAACGATGGTTTACGTGTGGCAGATATTTGCCGCGTGCTCACTTTTGATGCGGCCAGCTGCAGAGCGACCGTACAGCCGTTGATCCGGTCCGGCTCAGATGATCCCGCGCCTATACAAAACGTGCCTGCCATCGGGCAGCGTTTATTGCTAGAGGGAAGCCAAGTCGAGCAAGTGTATAAGCCTGCGTTGCATGTAGGCGATGTTGTCCTTGTGCTTTTTGCAGATCAAGAGATAAAAAACGGACTGGCTGGACGTGTAACCAGCCCAGATACACAGCGCCGACACGACAAAAACGATGCGGTCATTATCGGGGTTTTTCCCGTATCGCTTTAAGGAGGCAATATGCAGTCTTTACGATTGGTAGATGGGGATTTGGTTTTTGAACATGGGGAATTAGCGTTGGTTGAGGGCGAAGCAGATCAAACCCAATGCGTCAGCATAACACTGGCAACGAATAAAGGCGAGTGGTTCCTTGACTTGGAGAAGGGCATTGATTTCAATGTGTTTCTAGGTAAAAACCTGAGCGAGGAGGAAATGGTAGAGGAGCTGCGTGAGGGAATTCACCAAAACGATTTTATTGCTTCGGTGGAGAATATCAGCATTACGCAAGATCGATCTAGTCGTAAACAATTGATTACCTTTGTTGCGACCACAACGGCAGGCGAATTGATTAGAGGGGAGGCGACAATGGGTGCTGGATAGGACAGGATTCAAACGAGAGCGATTCGAGGACGTTTTTGCAAGCATGGAGCTTAAGACGCGAGAAACATTTGGGGAAACGACCAATACCTCAGCACGTACGCCTCTAGGATTAATTTTGCGGGTTGTGGCGTGGGTAATTGCGAGGTTATGGCAAGATACCGAGCAAGTATACAATAGCGGTTATATCAACACGGCAGAAGGCAATAGTCTTGATAGGCTTGGGCCACATGTGGGCATATCGCGGATTATGGAACAGTATGCTACTGGCGCTGTTACGATAACCGGAACGCCAGGTTATATTGTGCAAGCTGGCTTTCGGGTGGCTGCAGGTGACCGATATTTCGAAACGGTTGACGAGATAATGATTGGCTCATCGGGGACCGCGAACGTTGCGATCAAGGCCATCGAGCCAGGACAGGAGGGAAACGTTGCTGCAGGTACGATAACTGATGTTGTAAATCCGAATGCGGACGTGAGCAGCGTGAGCAATTCCGCCGCAACCAGTGGCGGCCGCGCCAAAGAAACCGATACGGAATTTCGAGAACGATTTACGTTGTCTGTTTCTGCTGGTGGTTCGGGTACCGTCGATAGTATACGGGGGGCGCTTCTTTCAGTCGATGGCGTTCGCGCAGCTGCCGTCATTGAAAATACAGCGAATGTCGTAGATAGTGAAGGGCGTCCGCCCAAAAGCTTCGAATCGTATGTGTTGGGCGGGCAAGCGGCAGACATTGGGGCAGCCATTTTCGGGAAGAAAGGGGCGGGCATTGAGTCCTTCGGGAACGAGAGCGTCACAGTAACGGATCTTGCGGGGTATCCCCACACGGTCCGTTTTTCTTATGCTACAACCGTATCCATTTCTTTACGGGTAACAATGACGAAGAATAGCAGCTTTCCGATTGATGGAGAGGCTCAGATTAAGACAGCGCTTGTGAAGTATATTGGCGGCGGGGATACGGACGGCCAAATTTATGCCGGTTTAACAATGGGATCGAGTGTAGTATACGCGCGTCTGATTGCAATAGCGCTTTCTGTCGAGGGTGTGTTAGATGCTGCAATTCAGTTGTCAACTAACGGCGGATCGACATGGTCACAACAAAATGTGGTCATCCAGCAACAAGCTGTCGCTCAAACCTCTGCTTCTCAAATTGTGGTGATGAATACATGATCAAGGAACTATTAAGCCGACTAACGGACGTCTACCGCAAAGATCCTGACAGCAATATTGGAAAACTAATGAGCATCTTTTCAGCAGAACTTGAACGCGTGCAGGAAACGCATAAACGAATGAGCGAATGGCGGGACATAGACAAGGCCGAGGGTGCAACACTGGATCGCATCGGCACGAATGTGGTTCAGCCGCGTGGGGCCGCTACAGATGAAATATACCGGATCTTAATTAAATCGAAGATTGCACGAAATCTTTCAAAAGGGGACATCAACACGATTATAAGTGTCTTGTCCATGGCTTTAGATATTTCACCAACTGAAATCAAAATAGCCGAACGCTATAACGACCCGATAAACCCAGAACCTGCAGCAATCAGTATCATACAGCTGCCGCTAGATCGAATAAACGCCGTGGGCATGAGTCCCTATCAATTTGCTCGCATCGTGCAGAGAACAGTTATTGCAGGTGTGCGGGTAGGCGTAATCGAGCTAGTAGGTACATTTGCGTTTTCCTCTTTCCCCGATGCTGTGGAAATGGATAATAACGCAGGATTCGGAAATATACAGGGAACAATTGGTGGTTATCTAGGAGCGGCATACAGTCCAAGCGAAGAAGAAGACTTGCCGATTTAAAGGAGGATTATAGAATGCCATTTAATGAAAAATTACCTAACTGGCAGAACGAAGGTACAGAGCCGCCGGAGTCCAAGAAAGCAGCTGGGTTTTTGCCTGGCGAGAAGCCGCCTGCGGATTGGTTCAACTGGTTATTTGCTCGTTTGTCCAAGGTTGTGGCTGAAATACGATTGAAGGCGGCTATGAAGGAGGACATTGACAATCATAAGAACGCTTCAACTCTCGATCATCCTGACGGATCGGTTAAAACTAGTAAAGTAGCTGACAAGGCGATTACGCAAGCGAAAATTGCAGATAAGGCGGTTGGTGCTGGGCAAATCGCGGATGCTGCTATCTCTGATACAATCCTTGGAAATCGGACTGCAACTGACTCAGTAACGCCGTCATTGAACGGATCATTGACCGCATTGCTATCTAGCATATTCACGCTAATCAAGGGAATTACAGGGAAATCTAATGCGTTGACTGCGCCGGCGATTACTTTAGAGGCGGCAAAGTCGAGTATTGATGAACTCAAAGCAGCGCAGACCGAAGCGGCCACGATCACTGCGCCGATTAAAAGAGGCCTTAGTGTTATTAATACATCGCAAGCCTCTCCAATTGAATATACGGTGCAGGGACGAACGCTTGTCAATCTTTTGGGCAGGGATGGGAGTTTTGAGGTTGATTCGAATGGAGATGGTGTAGCGAATGGATTTGTTAAATCCAATCCTGGTGTCGCAGCCTTAGATTCTGTAAATGCTTTATACGGATCTAAGAGTCAACGAATCTCATCGGTAGCGAGTGACAGTTCTATGTCGAGAATGCTCGCTTACTTAATAGCTACAGAAAACACAAAACGGTACATCGCGCTCGTTGACGCGTTTACGGACGGTGTATCTACCGCTCGTTTCCACATTTTTGATACAATTAGCGGCGCGAATTATGATAGCAAGTCGACCACAACGAGCAAGACGTTAACTATCAAATTCACCGCGACGGTGAACCCTACGAGTATCAACCTATGGAATTATAACGCTGTGGGGGTTATTGGATCGGTTTGGTTTGATGGGCTACGATTGTACGAAGTATCGGCTGCGGACTACGCTAAAATAGATGTCGATCCCGAATGGTCCGGCGAGAAGCTTGTTGAAAAATTCCCTTATGTGGACAGTGTCCAGCATTTACAGGCTCCATCGGTAAGAAAGAAAGGGAGAAACCTGCTGCCGCCATTTACAACGTGGACGTTACATGCAAACGCCAAGGCATTGGGGCCTTACGAGTTGGAATTAATTGCATCAGCCAATTATCAATACTCAGAGGTGACGATTCAGGTAGTTCCTTTGACCACTTACACGCTCTCAAATTCAACTTCGGACGTTACATTGAACACGGTTAAGCAAATCATTCTTCGGGATGCTAAGGGAGCATACACAAGGACGGTAACCGGGACATTTACTACAAATGCAACAGAAGTCAGCGCAACCCTGCAAATCGGTAACGGTGCAGTTACATCGGGTACGTACAAGTTTTCTGATTTGCAAATTGAAGTCGGCGCTGCAAAGACTCAGTTTCAAGCGCAGAACGACGATTACGTGTTTCTACCGACCCCTCTTGCATCTGACATCGATGGTAGCGTTCGGGACACGTACAACAGCGCATTGGGTACGGTGACGCGGAGATGGAAGCCAAATATGGTGTTAGACGGATCATTTGCGTGGATAGGCGCAACCATTGGAACGGGTTTGAAATTCTTTTATGCTCCCTCATCTCCACTGGCTAAAGGCGGGGCGGGTTCACTTACAAGACCTGATGGTTCAATAGCTAAACATGAAAGCTCGGGACTCGCGGCCAATATGAAGGCAGGAGGTTTTTTGATTAGCGGCGCTGGAAACATCTATTTAGCTGTTGCTAATGCTGATAGTGGTTGGGGCGATGCATTTAACCCTTCTAACGCCGAATTGATAGCTTATATGAATGGGTGGCAGATGAACAACGGCACGCTGGGAACACCTTATGACGGAGGGGCTACGAAGAAGTGGACACCTGTAGTTAGTCCTAAAGCAAACTTTAAGGACAAGATTCCTAATAGTTTAGTAGCTAATCCTCATACCGCAGCAGCAGGCGCGGGAGCTGCATTAATCGCGCCTAATGGTACGTGGTTTGAGTTCTCCGCAGCCGCCTACAATCAGATATCCATTTTGGATGGAACGACAATTGCGAGTAATTCCACGTTTACGAACGGAAGTGTCCAACAACATAAAGTAAAACTTGATCTAATTGAACATGTGGCACGGAAATATAATCTTGAATTTTCGCCATCCACGACATTGTTGCAAAAAGTGTTGTGGTTACAGCAAAACATAGCTCGTTTAATACTTCACGCGTATGTCAACGGCAGCGGCCCAGCAGGATATAAGATCAGTGTAGCCTCTCGAAATGTATCTAGTAATACATGGAACGCGCCAGTTGTCTCCAATTTGGCAACTATCGCGAAGGTGTCTAATGTCATTCCAGCAGCTTCTATTGCGACCATTATAGACAGTGATGGGTTCGTGAATTTCAACGTTTACGCGGACGCAGCGGGACCATTGGAAAACCCAGCGGTAGCACCCACATTATCAGCTTCTGGTTCTGGTAGCGGGCTTGCAGCAGGTACGTATTATGTGCATTACGCTTGGATGACTAACGGCGGCGGGGAGACGGTTCGAAGCCCGCAATCTTCAATCGTGATTACGGCCGGACAAAATATCGTTGTTACCGTTCCTACTCTTCCTATCGGAGCGGATCAGGCAAATGTATATTTCGGCACAGCTACAGGCGTAACGAAAAGGCAAAGCAACACGAAAACAACATCTTATACACAAAGCGCCGCACTTGTTACGAACACGGCTGACTCGCCAACGACAAATACTTCTGTAGCTCCATCCGTAGTTAATTCGGATTTCTTCGAGTGGGATGTCGAGTTGAATGTCGCTACTGTGCCGCCAGGCTATTCTTCTAAAGAGTACAGACCATATATGCTGGATTATCAGCTTGCTACAGCAGCAGAGGAAACAAACGTTGTAGAGGGTGCAATTGGGCTGCAGAGCGGTGGGAATCAAATCGAGCTGCTAGAGGGTGTTATTGTAAGAGAGAAAATAATACCGTCTTTAGATACTTCTGCTAATGACAGGTATTATATAAATGAAAAAGGTGTTGTTTCCTTCATTACAGACAACCCATTGAAATATAAAGTTGATAAAATATTGGCTGTTTACAGGAATGGTGTTGAAGATAAGTTTTGGTATCCTTACATTAATTCCAATCTTCAAAACGGTGCAGCTGTCAGAATCGAAAAATATAATTATGATCCAACAGCTGAATACACAGTGACATATAACGTATTGGACAAGCACCTCTACACATCAAATATTATTGATGCGACAGTTAAGTACCAAACAACGCTAGGCGGTACAGTAGCTAAGAACACGCAGGACATCACGGACATTAAGACGCAAAATGATGTGCAGGATTGGAAGCTATTACTTGATGAAGCGTATGCTTTGAATACTCGCTTTGATCTCTTAGCGCATATTGGCTCGCGGGGCTTTTCACATGCTATTGCTACTCAAACAGAAGCAGGCTTTCATAGCATCCCTGACAAAATAAAGATTGATGGCATTGAAGCAGGTGCGAATAAATACGTGCATCCAGTGAGTCACCCTCCATCTATCATTACACAGGACGCAGGTAATCGATTTGTAACAGATGCAGAGAAAGCGGCATGGAACGCTAAAGCTGCACAAACAGATGTAGGGTCTATTACATCGTTGTTGACGAATAATAAGTCTAACACTGTCGCGGCTATAAACGAGCTTTTTACCTCTGCCAGTAACGGTAAAACGGCTGTCGCTGCCGCGATTACTGGCAAGGGTATTCCAGCGTCTGGAGCCGATACGTTTGCGCAGTTGGCAACTAAAGTAAGCGCGATAGAAGATTGGGTATATAAATCCGGTAACATTGTACAGGCAAAGTCAGAGGGTAAGCCTTCATTTGGGTCTACCCCGACCACTATAGCAGTATTGGAAATCACAAAAGGCGGAACCTTCGGGATCGAGTTTGGATTAGCAACTAGTAACACCGCGTTCATAGCTTATGCGCAAATATTTAAAAATGAAGTTGCCTACGGTACGTTGAGGTATAACAATGTCTGGAATACTACAGCAGTTTATTCAGAACAGTTTACTTTCTCAACTGGGGACAAAGTACAAATTAAAGCTTGGGTAGATATGCAAGGGGGGGCAGGCGGTGTTAGTTATGTTTCGAATATACTAGTGAAATCGAGCTTGCAGATTCCGTATTTTAGTTTTTAATATCATGCATGCATCTGGCTCCGCTACGGCGGGGCTTTTTATGTTTTGAATTTTATAGAAATGAAATTTGAGGGGAATGAACGGTTATGTATAAAAAATGGTTTGCAGTAGACGTGACAGAAGGTAGAGCAATAGCTGCAGGGATCGGCGCGGTAATAGCGCCTTGGGTTTCATTAATATACGGAGATGGTCGGTTAATTCCGATAATGCTTTTAATTATTGTAATTGCATTAGATTGGATAACAGGCATTTCGGCAGCAAAGAAAGATATGACGTTTTCCAGTGAGTACGGCTTAAGACAGGGTTTGCCGCGAACGCTGTTCCTCCTTTCTCTCCCAGCGCTCGCGAATCTATTTGACTCGATGCTCGGTGTTCCTGGCTTGCTTTTCTATGGAATAACACTTGGTATTGTTTATCACACATGGCAATCATTAACGGCTAACGCTTACCGTGCTGGCTGGGGGAAATGGATACCGCAGTCGGTCATGTCACACATCGAAAGCGAACTGAAAGCAAAGGTGGATCGAGCTAGTAAACGCGGAGCTGAAAAAGAAGGAGTGGACAAACGTGATTAAATATACGATTGACCATATACCAAAAGGGACGGAATTTAATCGCCGTCCAGCTCTTACCATGGCAGCAACAACTTTAACCATACACAACACTGGGAATCCATCCAGTACAGCGAGGAACGAACGAGATTGGCTTACAAACACATCCAATAAACGCACGGCTTCCTATCATATTGTGGTTGACGAGCAAGGAGCTATCGAGTGTTTGCCATTGAACGAGCATGCTTGGCACTCTGGCGATGGAAACGGAAGCAAGAGCGGTAATCGAACGTCTATTGGTATCGAAATATGTGAGAGCGGTGACTATGAAAAGACGCTGGATAATGCTGTGGAGCTTGTAGCTAAAATGCTTAAGGATCGAGGATGGGGAACAGATCGTCTACGGCGTCATTATGATTGGAGCGGCAAGATTTGTCCGCGATTAATGTATAGTGACGGCAGCTGGGCGGGATGGATAAAGTTTAAAGCAACGGTAGCTGCAAAGATGCAGCCTAAAAACGAGGAGGATCAACAAATGACAGCGGCAGAAAAAAAGGCATTTGAGGAATTGACGAAATTAGTCAAAGAGCAAGGAAAGCAACTTGAGGAGTTGAAACAGCTTGTACCGGCTCCTGCATGGTTCGGCAAAGAGTTCAAGGATATGGATCTAGGCAGTATTATTCACGATCCTAAATTTACAGTAGAAGGCTGGCGAACGTTGGCCGTGGCACTGAGAGCATCCAAATAATTAAGAGCCTACTAACCATTGCGGTTGGTAGGCTCTTTTTCTATTTTCCCAAGCGCTTGGGATTTTGGCTATTTAAAGAGTTTCTTGATCATTTTAAAAATATCGAAACTGGTTTTATTGTAGACTTTATTATAAACGGCTTTCTTTGGATCTCTCATCCAGCCTGTTCCCCGCGGCATCTTAACCCCTAGACGGTGAACGACTTGACGCTTAATGGAAGTTCTAGCGGCAATACGCTTCTTAAGACTTGGCTTTCTAATACCGAACTTCATAGATTCACCTTTTAAGATTCGACATACTCATATCTTATTCGACGATGGAAGTATATTACAAGTAATTATTATTCTCCTCCGAGCTGGGTGTATAACGTTCTAACGGCTTTAGAATTTCTATTTGCTACTGCATCGGCTAAGTTCTCGAATGTTACCTTTTCAATACCTTTGATTTTCTCTGCCTGTCGTGTGGTTACTTTAATCATCGATTCGTGTCTATCAGCAGTCAATGAACCATTATCAATTAGCTCAATAAATGACGCTGCTTCATTTAATGCTATTTTCTTGTAACTGGCTTGCCATTCTTCCTGAGTCGGTTCGTGTTTAATAGTCTGTACTTGGGCAATTTGATTTGTTGTTATTGTCTTTGCTGCAGGTATTTGCTTTGATTCTGAACAACCTGTCGCCAAAAGAACCAATGCCAGGATTCCGAGTGGAAGTATATTTTTTGTATTCATGAACATCCTCCAGTATTTGTTGCCGCCAAACGATATAATAGCTTACGTCTGGCGGCCAAGGTTTTTCACCTAACCAGTGTGATCACAAGCGCAGACAGAGCGACTACAAGGGCAATTCCAAGGATTATACGAGCAGCTATTAGCTTACCGGTTGCCTTCATGTTTACAGCCCCTTTGTGTTATGATATTAAAAGAAGAAGCATCCCTTGTATTTCATCCCCGGTAGGTCAGGAGCCTTGCGGCTCCATTCCCGGTGTTGATTACCTTAACGTGGCGATGAGGGCGATGATCGAGCTTATCAGACTAATGATTGCAGTCATTAGCATGATGTTCAAAGCTAGTTCATCTTTATGCTTCTTCTTTTTCTTTTTGCTCATCTTGTTCTCACCTCCTATATTTTTATTATACAACGTTTAACGTTATATGTAAACGATAAACGATGAATTATTTTTTATTAAAAGTTGAATATAATCGTTATAAGTTGTATATTTAAACGGGGGGTGATTAGCGTGTTGAGACTTAAATTACGTGAAATAATGTTCGAGAAGCGCTGGAATGCTCGGCAGCTTAGTGAAGCTACGGGAATCCGTTGGAATAGTATTGATGATATGATGGAGAACCGAAGCAAACGATGGAGCGTAGAAAACTTAGATAGTATTATGAGAGTATTGGAAATCGAGGATATAACTGAATTAATTGAGTACACAAAAAATGACTCCAGCGAATAATGCTGGGGTTTTATTTTGTCTTGATATAGAACATATGTTTGTATTAAGATAAGAACAAACATTCGCATTGGAGTGATAGGCATGATTGAAAACTATGTTGGCCGGACTGTTCAAATTATCTACAACGACCGAAAAGGGAATATTTCTTTTAGGGACATTCAGGTAAGGTCCGTCCGAAATGGGAAGGTCAGTGCCTATTGCTTTAATGCATCCGCGCCTCGTGTATTTAATGTTGAGAGCATAATTGATGTGGAGTTGATTAAACAACATGCTTGATGACAACGCTCGTAAAATATTGATGCTATTGTGGCATACAATTCATCACGAACCATCCATGATCGATATATCTTATTTGTGCCATCGATCCCAGCGAAATGAAACGCAAGTAAAGGAAGCCATTAATTTGCTTGTAAAAGAGGGGTATGTGTTATGGGACAAAGGTGCAAATACATTTCGAGTGATTTATACCCGCGAATCCGAAAAGCATCCGAAGGCTTGGGGCTGGAATAAATGAAGAAGGTCAATAGGCTCGATCCTCAAAGTAACAAAATGTGGTCAAGCAGCCGGATGATGTTACCGGAGCATGTAATCACAATTAACAAATTCAACAAAGATCAGGAGGATTTAGACATGGCAAAAGCAAAGGGGCCCAAGCGACCAACGAGAGATGAGTTTGAAATGGAGGAGCTGGGTGAGCGTTTGGTGGAGGCTCAGCAGGAGGAATTGTTAGTAAAACTTATAGTTTGGAATTGGGATGCGCCTGTGAAAGGAAAAGTTATAAAAATGGATTCCAGAACAAAATCAGTTCATGTAGAGTTTAATGGTGAGACAACAAAGGTTCATTTCATGGATATTATGAAGGTCCAGTCTGCGGATTAG